TTAATTGAAGAAATGAGAAAGTTAGTAACTAAAGCATCCGATGTAATTACAATAGGACCAATTATTACACAACTAATTGAAGCAAGTATTTCAAATGATGACCATTTAATTAAAATAGCAAACATAGCACAAAAGTTAGTATTAGCAAACACTAAGAAAGCGGGTGATGAAGGTTGGTTAAGTGAAGATGATAAACGAGCATTGTTAGATGAAATGGATGTAGTGGCAAAAGAGATTACTCAAAGTACAGACGATAAGATTGAAGATTTAGAATTTGAAATTGAATCATTAAAAGAAAGTATAGGTAAATAATGGCAATAAGTAATTACGTATCTAGTAAATCGGGCGGCTCAGTACAAACATCGGTAGGTAGGGGTGGACAAGAAACTAAACTTGCTTCAGTATCATTTGTATTTACTGAACCAGATGATATAGTTGAAAAATTAACTGAAACTGATAAGATATTTGAAGAAATAGAAAATACATCGGATTACTTTGAAAAAGATGGTTTGTATTATGGTGCAATTCGATATAGAACTCCTGAACAAGCAGAAACTAAGGATGAAGATTTAAAAGTAGCTTTTCCATTAGATAGATATAATTTTACACTACCGGTTAGAGGTGAGATTGTATTTATAGATGTTATAAATGGTAAACCATTTTATAGAGCTATTAGTTTCCAAAATTCAGTTGGGTTTAATACAAATTTAGATGTATTACTTAACACCATAAAAACAATTGAATCAAATAGTAATACAGCGGGTTTAGCTAATTTTAAAGAAGTACAAGCAACCGGTATCGCAAATTCAAATGAACCAAACGTTACACAAACAACAGTAAACAAAGGATTTGCAGGTAAGTATTATAAAAGAAATGTTAGGTTACATCAATTAAAACCAAACGAAGGTGATACTTTACTACAAGGTAAAGCCGGCAATTCAATTCGTTTTAGTGGATATATTCATAGTGATAGAACCGATGGTAAACAATATCCTGCTATTTTAATTCGTAATGGTGAGAATGCAGAATCACAAACAAATAATAAAGTATTTGCTACTACAACCGAAGATGTAAATAAAGATGGAACATCAATTCAAATTACTTCGGGTGAATACATTAGTTTATTTAAAGAAACTGTTGCAGTTGATAAAGAAGCAGTTGGTAAATACCCATCTTCGGATGAATTAAAAGGAGACCAAATTGTAGTTAATAGTGGTAGAGTAATTATATCAGCAAAAACTGCAGAGACTTTTTTGTTTAGTAAGAAAAATATTAGTATCTTTACGGATGATATTGTATCAATAGATGCTGAAAATGGTTTAAACTTTATTGTTCAAAATGGTCCTATCCAAATAGCAGCTAGTGGAAATAACAATATAATAATTGGTGTTGAAAATGGAAAAATATTTGCAGGAAAGGATGCAGCAGAAGAACCGATGTTATTAGGAAATGTGATGGTTGATTTAATGGGTAGATTGATAGATGCTATAAATCAAATGACAATTGCAACTCCATCGGGTCCTTCATCACCTGGTCCCATTGATAAAGCAGTATTTAATAATATTAGAAACGACTTAAAAACAGCATTATCTAAAACTAATTATTTAATCTAATGTCTTGGTCTCAATTTAGAAGTGAAGTTGGTGGTAGAATGAAAGAAGCTAGTTGGAAAACATCCGATGAGTGGGCTAAGTTCTTTACTAAAAAATATGATGAGTGTATTAAGAGAGGAACGGATTTAAGTGGTAAAAATCCAGTTCTAAAAGGAAATACCGAATTAATGGAACAAACCTTAATTAATGCAGGTCAGATAGCATTAGCAGCAAAAACACCTGCTTTCTATGGTACATATTTAAATTTAATAGGGCAGGCAGTAATTGGGTATTGGAGTACGGCAACTTTACAAAAAATGAGTACACCATTAATTCCAGCACCAGGTACAATTTTAAATTTACAAGTAACAAATAACTATTGTACAAATCCAGGAAAATTTATAGGAACACCTACTCCACCGACAAAAGATGTTGATACTTTCTTAAGTTCATTTATTTCTGCAGCTACAATACATTTAACAACAATTAGTGGAACAACTGAATTAATTTCACAATACATTCCACCATTACCAATAGGACCTGCAATTACAACTTGGACTGGGTATAAAATAGAAGGGTCTACTAAAAGAGTTAGAGCAGTTGTTATAGAAGAAATATTACCTGACCCACCATTAGAAGATGATTCACCAATAGTTGAAGGTAAAGCACATTTTGATCATGAAAAGAGAAATGGTAGAGTTAGATTTAATAGAGTAGCGGATGCAGAAAATCCAACGTTATTAGAACAACCAAAAAGAGTTTTATATAAAGCACCTGAACCTACTAGAGCAACAACCCCCACACAAGAAACAACAACAGAAAGAAATCAACAAACACCATCCGCACCACTTATTACAGATGTACTAACACCTATTAAAAATATTGGGTCATTAGGTGTAACGTTACCGGCTCCGGCACCTGGATTAATGATGTATAAAAATGGATTTTTGAATGTAGATTTATTAGTTCCAATTGCAAAAGGTGGGAGACATAAAGGTGGATATTATGTATTAGAAGCAGCTGCAGCAGACCAATTTAAAAAATGGAAAGCACAGGCTGACAGAGATGGATTTTCATTTACTGTTACATCCGCGTATAGAGATTATGCATACCAAAATAGTTTAGTAAGTGCAAACAAAAAGAAAAATGATGGGAAAAAAAGTTCGGCAATTGCAACGGCCGGTTCTTCTGCACATGGATTAGGATTAGCAATTGATATCGGTGAATTATATAAATTAGTAGGTGGTGTAGGTGAGGCAGATAAAGGTGGCCTTAGAATTAATAAAAATGCAAGAGAAAATAGTAAACTATACAAATATTTAGCTAAAACAGGTCCAAGTTTTGGTTGGATTAATCCAATTAGATTAGCAGATGGTGCTGGTACTGTTGATGAATGTTGGTATTGGGAATATTGGGGATATTATAAAAAATAAATACTTATATAAAGAAAACACAATTTTATGGATCAAACACAATTAATTAAAGCATTAGTAAAGGTATTAAGAGAAGATATTAAAAAAACTCTTAAAGAAGAAATACGAAATGCTGTTCACGAAGTGTTAAATGAACAAATTGAAACACCTAAGAAACAAGTGAACGAAAGTTACGAATTTAAATCAAAGGATGATGGTAGCTATGGTACAATCCAATACGGACAAAGACCACAGGCTACAAGACCTATGATTTCACCAGCTGATTTAGGATATGGTGATAATTTTAGAGAATACTCACAACCTGAACCAACATTCGGTGGAACTCAATCGGAATATGGTTCTTATTTACAAGGACAAGAAGAAGGGGGTATTCCATTAGAACATAAGATGGCAATGGCAGCAAGGAAAAATCCTGAAGCTGCTCAATCAGTTATGAAAGCAATGACTAGAGATTATTCTCAATTAGTAAAAAAATTCAATAAGGGGTAACCTACGTGGCAAGAGTATTAGAAAAGAAATTCTTAGTAGATGAGCAAGACAAAAGTGTTGGTGTTACACTTCCATTAAGGAAAGGAAACAACGGATACTTTGAAGTGTCTTATACAACTAAAGACCAAATTAAATCTAATATTAAATCATTATTGTTAACCCAAAAAGGTGAAAGAGTAATGCAACCCAACTTTGGTTCTGATTTAAGAAAATGTTTATTTGAACCAATTACCCAAAATTTAGATTCTATTATAGAAGATAATATTACGGAAGCAATCAATACTTGGATGCCATATGTTACAGTCGAAAGTATAATTTATGATGTAGATAATACATTAAAAGATAGAAATAGAATAGATTTAGAATTAAAATATAGTTTGAAATATTCTAACTCACAAATATTAGAACAATTAAATATAGTAATATAAAATGGCATTAAAACCTATCGATAAAAGTTGGGCAACAAATAAAAAAGATATTAAATATCTTAATAGAGATTTTGCATCCTTAAGACAAGCATTAGTTGAATTTACTAAAACATATTATAGTAACACTTATAATGATTTTAGTGAATCATCACCGGGTATGATGTTCATTGAGCAAGCAGCATATGTTGGAGATATTCTTTCATATTATACCGATGCTCAATTAAAAGAATCATTTATTAACTTAGCAAGTAATAAAAATAACATTTATCAATTAGCACAGAACTTAGGATATAAACCAAAAATTTCTACGCCGGCAAGTGTTACGTTAACTTTGTATCAAACATTACCTTCTAAATGGATGGCAACCGGTGCAACGGGTAGTAATTCTGATCCTAATTTTGAGCCTGATTTTGATTATGCATTAAAGATAAATGAAGGTATGTTAGTGGGTTCTAATTCTAATCAAAATGTTGAATTTTTAACAACAGATTTTGTAGATTTTGCAGATGAAAATAATAGAGAAGTAAGTGTATTTACAGTAGATGCTAGTAATAATCCTATAACTTATTTGATTACAAAGAAAGTATCAGCAATTAGTGCAACGAGATATACACAAACTTTTGATGTTGGTGAATTTAAACCAAATCCTACATTTAGACTTACATCTACTAATTTTATTAAAATAGAAAGTGTAAAAGATAGTGATGATACTACGTATTATGAAGT